AAAGTCAGGAACGCGGCCTTGTACCCGCTTATCCATTTACTCATCCCCTCGGTAAACGTGGTGTTATCGAAAAAGCTCTGCTCCTCCCTCACCTCGTCACGCAGACCTTCTACGGCGGACTGTATCTTACCCTCCGTAATTTCAAATTTCGTCAGGATATCCTCGCCGGTCATAAGGATAAACGTACCCTTGAGGTACACGTTGTCGCCATAAAGACCGTTCCCGTGCGGCTGGTTATTCGCAGGGAAAGCGCTGTCCTTGATACCGTCGAGATTACCCACCCGGCAACGCAAACAGCCGTTGAAGTTTTTCGCATTCACGCCGTCCAGTACGTCAACACGTGGCTGGCCGTCCTCGGTAGCCGATATGCTGATCAGGTTCTGCCGGAGCGGGTTTTCCGTGTTACCCATCAACACGCACTCATCACCCGCCTTCGGTTCCGTCCCGCCAAACTCCCTCTGGGGTACCGTTATCCCTTCCGTGTCGCCTTCCGACACTTCCACCCAGTAACCCAGAATCTCCGCCCCCGTAAAAACGGCACGGCGCATCAGGTCGTGCGCCACGAACGTGTTCTCTTGCTCAAAGGAGATGCGGTAATTGTTGCCCTCCTTGGTCACGGTCTTGATCTTACCGTTGGCTGCGGATACAACCAGCTGCCCCCTTACGCTGCGAACCGTTTCTATGAGCAGTTCCAAGGCTACCAACGTCTGCCGGATGGTCGCCTTGTCTATCGTGAGATTACTCAGCCCCGTTATTTTATCTATCCATAGCTGCCAACCCTCGCCGAACATGCCGTCCACGAAACGGGTACTGCGGAGCAATTCCCGGATAACAGCCGTCAGAAACTCGGCGTTCCCGTCGCCGTCAACATTGCCTCCGGATTCACCGGCTTTGTAATCCCCAAAATAAGCCCCTTTCAGAAAACCGATCACCTCGGCAGCGGTATCCCGATGGCGTTTACTCAGGAATTCCCTTTGGCTTCTTTTTGCCGAGAAAAGGTTGTTGTCGGTCGGCAGCGTATTATCGAAGCTCCGGATAATATCGGGAAGCCCGGAACTTTCGGCCTTGGCTTTCGTATAGCTTTTCAATTCCCCTATACTGTCGTTTACCCTGTCAAATTTCGATACCTGCAGGGCGTCGCTGATCTCCAGGTCCATCTCCCCGGGAAGGTTTACCCTGCGGGTGATCTTCGTAATGCGGCTCCTGCGGTAACCGTCTTTCGGGAAATACTCCGAGCTCTCCAATTTTACGCGCCGGCCGACAAACAGATCGGCCTCCTGCTGCTCGATCCACACATGATCGGTCGGAGCCTTGTAAGCGGCGATATCCAGCCAGTGGTCCTTGTTGTATTCGTCCACCGCAGTCGCAAATTCCTCCTCTGCCAGCCGGTAATACTTATCCGGCATCCGGATGTTCCAAAGGACATAGGTGTCCCCGGCCTTCGGGACGAGCTTGCCGCCCGGAAGCTGCGTATCATCACCGTAAGGCCAGATCGTGATGATCTCAAACTCACGGGTGGCGCTATCGAAGTTCACCTCGAAATAATGGTCGTCCCCCTCTCCCAGCCCGGAAAGGTCACCGCTCTGGAAGGAGACGCGTTTCGTCTCACCGGCCAACTCATAATCGTTAGGATCGAAATCCATCCCGCCGTCCTTGAAGTAATAGACGGTAAAGGCCTTACCTTCCTCGTCCGTCACCTCCTCGCTCCGGACACTGCTTACCGTTCCCACCCGCCGGGGATAGATATCGCTGAAGGCGGCCTGTTCGTAGTGGTCATAGATACCGTACTCGTCCACGCCCACCTCCACGTACTTCTTTTTTCCGGGGAGCATCAGACGGGGGCTGCCGTACTTCTCGGCGTCGATGTTCCGGCTGCTGCCGATCGGGAAAAGGCGTGTGTAGAACTTCGCCGTATTGCTCGTATCCCGCTCCAGGGAGGTCAGCCCCTTGCCGTATCCCAACGTGATCTCCTCACCGTGTTCGCAACGGCACACGTTTACCGTCTGCCCCTCGACCCACCACTCGGCCTTGCCTCCCACCTTGCCGGCGATCTCCTTCAAAGCCTGGTCGCAGTACATGCCCTCATAGTCGATCACGATAAGATCGGTACCGTCCACCTGCCCCACCTTCCAGTCGGTAATGTTACCCATGCCGTCGTTGATGGCCTTCACCACCATCGCCACATGGTCCCGCGGCGTGGCCGTCAATGTAAACAGGGGATTGGTGTCGCCGTCCGTTGTCTCCAGCACGAGAAAACGCCTGATCAGGCTCTCGATACCGTACAGCTTCAGGTTATACTCCCACTCGCTCCCGCTTTTCTCTTTCGGGGTGTACCGCTCCGTCAGCCAGTACCGCTCGCCCATGTAGTCCGTGAAGTCGCCTACATCGAGGGGAATATGGGCATAATGCGTGAAGGAGAGCGCCAGCACGTTGTCGCCCTGCACCTCCTTGCTCTGCGTCGAACTGTCACTTGCAGCCACGTCCGCACGCTTGGCCCCGGATTTATCGTATATCGTTAGAAGCATATTCGAATCGTCTTTGAATGGTTATATAATCGGTACCGGCTCGCGGAACTTCACCTTGAATTTCCCGGCGTGGACCCCTTCCTTCCACAAATAGGTCAGCGGGGTGAACTTCGGACTGTCCGTGTATTTCACGTGCAGGGTCAGATCGAGCTGGGGAAACGCGATGTCGAGCCACCCGCCCTTCCCTTTCTTCAGGAAATTGATGAACGCGAAGTATTTCCGCAGCCATCCCTCCTTTGTCTTGTTATACAGGGCAAAGTGCAGCGTCACGTCACGCGCCTCGTTCCTCGGGGTAAGGACCGCGCTGTATTTCTCCCCGTCCTCCTCCCGTATGTCCACGGCCGTCTCCTTCTTCGTCTTGCTCGGGGTCAGGATCGCCGAGAGGTTATCCATGCCACCGCGCCGGTCCTCCACCAGGAACACGCCGTATTCCGTCCAGATGTCCGTGCCGTTCACCAGCACCAGCCCGCCCAATATATCTGCCATGTCATTTCACTTTTAGTCCGTCACGTATCATTTTCTTTATCTCATCCTTTATCTCGCCCAGGTGGCCGGCACTTACACCCGTGTTCTCAGCGATGCGGGCCAGGTGGCCCTCGGCCGTGTCCATCTTCTCCACCACGCTTTCCAGCCGGTCGTCCATGCTCGACCAATGTTGCAAACCGCCGGTAAACATCCCCTCCAGCTTCGTGCCCTGGTCATACGTCATGGCCGTGTAGCCGCCCGCTTTCGCGCTTTGACTGGTGCCGCCGGCTTCGGTCTTGTCGTAGCCCGTGGCCGCCGCCAGGTTGTCACGCAGGGCAAGGGCTTCATCCATATACTGCATGTACTCTTCCATCAGCGCGTTCCGTTCCGCCTCGGTCAGTTCGTTGTCCTCCATGGCCTTGCCGAACTTCTCCCACCAGCCTTTCAATTTCTCGCTATACAGCTCGCCTATCTTGTTACTCAGCATGGCTTTCATAAAGTACTCGGATATATCCTCCGCCGCATCCTTGGCACCGTACTTCATGTTCATCAGGTTGTCGATGAAGCTGCTGTACATACCATCGAATGAAATGCCCGTCAGCCCTTCATACAGCTGGTCGGTCAGTTCCTCCAGCTTGCCGGCCTGGTCTATGTAGTCATCCAGCTTCTCGGTCAGTCGCCCGCCATAGCCGCCCTTACCGGTATTCTGTATCTGCGTCCACATGTCCACGTTGCTGCGCAGCGCCTTCATCTCCTCCGGGCTCAGGCTCCACAGGTTCCCGTCCCACCGGCGGCCGATCTGTCCGCTCAGTTTGTCTATCTGTGCCTGGCTGAAACCACCCCAGTAGTAGTTCCACGAGTGGTGGCTTTTGCTGTAGCGTGCCTGTTCCTGCGCTATCTGCAGATAGTTTGCATTCGTCTCTTTCTGGTATTTGTAAGCATCCCGGTAAGCTTCCACCGATTTAGTCCCCTTGCTTGCCTTGATGGTATCGGTCAGGTCCTCAATGGAGGTCTGCAGTTTCTCGTTCCGGTCTGTAAGGCGGTCTATAGCCGCCTGCACTTCCCTGGCGTTCCCACCGATGCCGAACAGTTTGTTGAAACCTCCGAAAGACACCGTGTTCAGCAATCCCCCGATACCTTTCACAAGGGAACCGCCTATCTGTTTGAACAGGTCT